AACTCAGCATTTGATGTTGCAAACTCTGCCGCAATATATGCTAATGGTGCTTTTGCGGCAGCCAATGCTGCTGCAAGTGGTGCAGCTGCAGGAACATATGCCAACTCAGCCTTTGGTATTGCAAACTCAGCTTCAATATATGCCAACGGTGCATTCATCCAAGCCAATACACCAAGTTATGTTGCCAACTCAGCTGCAATATATGCTAATGGTGCTTTCTTAGTGGCCAATACAGTTACATCAGCAGCATCTTATGCCAACGGTGCTTTCACACAAGCTAATACTGCAGCAAGAGTATTTGCTAACTCATCACAACTAACAGCCAATACATCTACTGGTACTGGTAATATATTATTAGGTTTGGCTAACACAGCAGTAACAGCAGCCACTTATGGTGGTGCCGGTGGTACACTAAACATTACAGTTGACCAATATGGTCGTATTACTGCTGCTGCCAATGTGTCTGCTGCTGGTGGCGGCGGTGTTACATTAAGTAACGATACAACAACTAACTTAAGCACATTCTATCCTTTGATGGCAAATAGTGCCACGTCAGGTACATTATCTACGGCAAACACATCAAGTACTAAGTTGTATTTTAATCCAAGCACTGGTACACTGAATTCAACAATATTCAATTCATTGTCCGATAAAGCATCTAAAACAGATATACAAAAAATTGTTAATGCATTAAGTAAAATATCTACATTAGGTGGTTATACCTATATGTTGATTGATGGTAACGAACCTAGTGCAGGTTTAATAGCACAAGAGGTACAAAAAGTATTACCTGAAGCTGTAAAATATAATTCTGAAACTGGTCTACTTTCATTAAACTACAACGCAGTATTAGGCATGGTTGTCGAAGCAATCAATGAACTAGAACAACGTGTATCTGAGTTAGAAAATGGCAGGTAGTTTTACAGGTCCAGACGGAGATTTAGAGAATCTCTACATAACTGATTATGCAATACTTGATCGATATGTTGGTGCAGGTAGTTTGTGGACATGGGGTCGAAATCAATATGGTCAATTAGGTGACAATACAATAACTAATAAATCAAGTCCAATACAAACTATTTCAGGTGGAACTAATTGGACCTTAATTTCAACAACGAATGGTACCACGTGCCACGCAATTAAAAGTGACGGCACACTATGGGGTTGGGGTGATGGAAGAATTGGGGGAATGGGTAATAATACTGTAATTAAGTATTCAAGTCCAGTACAAACAGTAAGTGGTGGTACTAATTGGAAACAAGTAGAAAGCTTTTCTAGTCAAGCAGCAATTAAAACGGATGGTTCTCTTTGGACTTGGGGGTATGGCAATCCTGGAACAATCGGCGATGGTGCTAGCACAAGTAGGTCAAGTCCAGTACAAACAACTTTTGCAACAAATAATTGGAAACAAGTATCAGTCACTGGCGGTGGTGGTGGGAATGTTCTTGCAGTAAAAACAGATGGTACATTATGGGGCTGGGGATATAATTCTTATGGGAGTTTAGGTATAGGTAGTATAAATGCCAGTGGCGTTAATCCCGTGAACTCTCCCGTACAAATAGGTGCAAATACTAATTGGAGAAAAGCATCTATCGGTTGGTCGATTGGATCAGGAATTAAGACAGATGGTACGTTATGGATTTGGGGATACAATAATTATGGGCAATTAGCACAAGGCACAACAACTAATAACCGAAGCAGCCCTATTCAAGTTGGTACTAATGTAAATTGGAAAGAAGTATCAGCAGGTACCAAAGATTGTTTTGCAATTAAAACAGATGGTACATTATGGGTTTGGGGACGAAATAATTATGGTCAATTAGGCACTAATGACACAACACATAGATCAAGCCCGGTTCAAACTGTAGCAGGTGGAACTAATTGGAAACAAGTATCTAATTACAGCGGGGGTGTGGCTGCTATAAAAACAGATGGAACGTTGTGGACATGGGGATTTAATCTATTTGGTCAGTTAGGTACTAATGACAGAACCGATAGGTCCAGTCCAGTTCAAACTGTATCAGGTGGAACTAATTGGAAATCTGTTGCCGCCGGGTTCACAGTATCAGCTATATATTTCTATGACTCTACCAACCAATATCCAAGTGCTTAATAAATAATTAAAAGGAATAAAAAATGTTGTTTGTAATAGTCTATAACAATAGTGTAATATTAGGTCCAATGGAATGGAAAGCTAGAAGATTTTCGGAAGTAATTGAAGATGATTGCGAAATCACAGTAACTTTACCAACAACTAATGAATCATATTATGAAGTGAATGATGAAGTAAAAATATGGCCCGTACAAGGTACACAGAACCCAACATTCAATACTAAAACAGAATACTTACATGGTCCGTTTTATACTTATGTAGATGGTGTTGCAATCTCAAGTATGGTAGTAGAACAACTTCCATTATCTGCTGCACAAAACTTTGTTAAACAAGATGCATCTGGGGTTAGGTGGACTAAACAAAATTCAGGTGTAAAAGTCACGTTGAACAATGTTGAATATACTTTTGCTACAGATTTACAAACTAAAAGTATTTTTCATCAATATATTACTGCCAATTTAGAATCTGTTAATTGGAAAGTAAACCAAGATACATGGATAGTGTTATCTAAGTCAGATATACAAACTGTTTTCAATAGTATTGTTAGTCATGTTCAATCTGCATTTGATTGGGAAGTTGCAAAACTAGCAGAGATAGTTGATACTACACACGAAACATTACCTAACATAAGTTTAGAGTAACATGGCAAATACAGGGTTTACTGTTGCTGGTACCGAAGTAAGTAATCCATTTGTACCTAAATCTTATCTAATCGATAGGTATCCAGAATTAGCATATGCATTTAAGAATGCGGGATTGTGGGGTTGGGGGAATAATAGTTTTGGTCAATTAGGTGACAATACAAACACACCAAAATCTAGTCCAGTACAAACAATTGCAGCTGGTACTAATTGGAAACAAGTTTCTGCAGGTGGTTATGGAAATACTTGTTGTATTAAAACAGATGGCACCTTATGGAACTGGGGATATAATGCTTGGGGTCAATTAGGTAATAATAATAGATCAAGCCAGTCCAGTCCTGTACAAACAGTTGCAGCTGGTACTAATTGGAAACAAGTTTCCTGTGGTCGTAATTTTGTCGCTGCAATCAAAACTGACGGTACTTTATGGATGTGGGGATATAATGGAGAAGGTCAGTTAGGTGATAATACAATAGCCGCTAAGTCCAGTCCAGTGCAAACAGTTGCAGGTGGTACTAATTGGAAACAAGTTTCTCTCGGCATGCATGCCGCCGCAATAAAAACAGATGGTAGATTATGGGTGTGGGGTAGAAATCAATCGGGTGAATTAGGTACCAATACTTCATCATTCACAGACAAATCCAGTCCGGTACAAACAGTTGCAGCTGGTACTAATTGGAAACAAGTTTCTGCTGCTCCGGAAATCACTGCGGCAATAAAAACAGATGGTACATTATGGGCTTGGGGTAGAAATGATATCGGTGTTTTAGGTGATAATACAACAGTCGCTAAGTCCAGTCCAGTACAAACAGTTGCAGCTGGTACTAATTGGAAACAAGTTTCTGTCGGCAACTTTTCAATTAGTGCAATCAAGACAGACGGCACACTATGGTTGTGGGGATACAATGCATATGGGCAATTGGGTACCAATGATCTAACACAATATTCAAGCCCAGTACAAACAGTTGCAGCTGGTACTAATTGGAAACAGGTGTCAATAGCTCGATCAACTAGTGCAATTAAAACAGATGGTACATTGTGGGTGTGGGGTGATAATGTCAATGGACAATTAGGTGATAATACTATAATAAAGAAATCCAGTCCAGTACAAACAATAGCAGGTGGAACTAATTGGAAACAATGTAGTGTTGGTTATAAATGCCAGTCAGTGATACGTGATGACTCAGCAGACTACGGAATAGGAACACTATAATGGCTTCAGGATTTACAACAAGCGGTAGTGATTTCGATGCACAATTCATACGTAGAGAATTCTTTCGTGAAGGTACATTATGGGGTTGGGGTCAAAATTCTTATGGTACATTAGGGAATGGATCTGCGTCTTCATCAAATAAATTTTCTAGTCCAATTATAGCGACAGGTGGAGGATTAATTTGGAATTCTATATATACTGATGGTTCTGCAGGTAACGTAGTTATTGGTTATAAAACTAATGGTTCTGTATGGTGTTGGGGACAAAATTTATCCAATCAATTAGGTACCGGAACTGCAACAACATACACAGCACCTACACAAATGTCACCTGTAGCATATAGGACAAACTGGAAAAAAATTGCGGTAACATCAACTCATAGTGTTGGAATATGGAACAACACAATGTGGTCTGTTGGTGCAAATAGTTATGGGCAACTTGGTGATGGAACAATAGCTACAAAATCTACATGGACAACTCAAATAGCAGGACTCGATTGGAGTGATGTTAGTGTATGTCGGTCTGCAAGTTCGGCAATAAAAACAGATGGCACATTATGGACCTGGGGTAGAAATAATTATGGACAATTAGCTGATAATACCACAACAAATAAATCTAGTCCGGTACAAATTTACGGAGGTGGTACGAATTGGAAATATCTACAAAAAGGTGGATTTGGTTCACAAGCCGCAATTAAAACTGATGGTACATTATGGTTATGGGGACATAATGATGCTGGTCAATTAGGTGTTAATGATATCACGAATAGATCCAGTCCTACACAAATAATAGGTGGTGGTAATTGGAAACAAACTAGTTTTGGTGGTTGGTCTACAGCTACAAGTTTTACAGGTGGTATCAAATCAGATAATACTCTTTGGATGTGGGGAGCCAATGTATATGGACAATTAGGTAATAGTAGTACAACCAAAGTTAGTTCGCCCGTACAAATTATTGGTGGTGGTACAAACTGGAAACAAGTTTCTACTGGTAACCAACACACTGCGGCTGTCAAGACTGATGGCACATTATGGACCTGGGGTAGAAATAATTATGGACAATTAGGTGACAATACAATAGTAAATAAATCCAGTCCTATACAAACGATTGCTGGTGGCACCAATTGGAAAAGTGTACAAATCGCATATCATACAACTTTGGCATTAACTGACAACAACGTTTAGGTGATACATATATAATTATATTATTAATTTTTTAACTTTATTATGAAACAATTATTTTTTCTTTCGGGTCTAGCTCGCTCAGGTTCAACATTGATTGGTTCAATTCTGAATCAAAACCCCAACATATATGTATCACCAACAAGTCCATTAATGGATCTATTCTGTTTAACTGAAATAGACTATCAAAAAATGGATCAGCAATATACATACGATAAACAAACCGTAGTAAACAATCTACACAAAGTACTAGCAAGTACATTCTATCAACACATTGATAAACCTTATGTCATGGATAAGCATCGTGGTTGGCCTAAAAATATTAATCAAATCAAACAATATATAACTGATAGTCCAAAAATAATTTGTACATATCGTCCAATAGCAGAAATCATTTGTAGTTTTATTAAGTTAATGGATAGTGATCCTAATAACGTGATTGATAAAACACTACGTGAAAGAGGTTTAGAAATCAATAGGTATAATCGTGCTATGTTATTGTGGTATGAATATGCAACTGATCCATATGAATCATTAAAGTATGGATTGGAAAATCACAGAGAAAATATACTAGTTATTAGTTATGATGACATAGTTAATGATGTAGAGAATCAACTAGTACGTATCTATGGGTTTTTAGAGATACCAGAATATACTCATACATTTGATAACATCAGTAATACATGTAATGAAGCAAAAGATACAGCCTGGGGATTTGAAGGATTACATGACATTCGTAGTTCGATTAGTAAAACTAGTAATGATCCTAAAACAGTTTTAGGTAAAGACTTGTATGAGTTTTTTGTAAAACAAGATAATCAATTAATGTTAATAGAATGAGTGTAGCGAAATTAATACATGCTGATAACTTTTTTGTACCTGAAGAAGCAGAAAGATTATTGTTAATATCAAGGTCTCTCCAATTTACTGAAAAGGAATACGGACTCGAAGTTGACCAATTCAACTTAACATTTCCGGGACTTGATCCAATCTTTAGTAAATTGGTGGGTGAAGAAGTTACAGTAGACGAGGAACGTTCTGGTATCTTTCGTAAACCAACAAATTGTTTAATACACTTTGAAGGTTTTGATACATTAAATGAATGGTGTTTTATTATTGCATTAGAGCGAACCACGTTCAACCTATATAATCATTTAGAGAAATTTGGTGTCATCAATGCACGTTCAGCATTAGATGAATATCGGTGGAATTATCAAAATTTGTTTGAATGGGATATCTATACAAACATACTATTGGAACCTAATCAAGGAGTAATCTTTAGACCTTGGTTGTTTCATAGTATTGAAAATGGATTAGTACAATATTATAGATTGGTGAATAAAAAATGAAATTAAATATAGGTTCAGGGTATGTAAAAATACCAGGTTTCTTAAATGTAGACCACGACCCACAAGTAAAGCCGGATTTCTTATGTAATTTGGAAGAATTACAGTTACCTATACCAGATAGTTCGGTGGATGAAGTGTATGCACACCATATATTTGAACATATAGGTCCAGGTTTTTTGCCGATGATGAAAGAACTGTATCGTGTGTGTAAACACGATGCAGTATTAGACATTAAATTTCCACACCATCGTTCTGAAATATGGTTTGGTGATCCTACACACGTGCGTAAGTTAACAACTGACCAACTTAGTATGTTTAGTAAGAAAGTTAACTTAGAACATATTAGTAAATATGGAAGTAGTTCTGGCTTTGGGTTGTTTCTAAATGTAGACTTTGAAATACTAGGATATATTCAAAAATTATATCCTAAATGGGAAGAACGTTTTAAAACAATGTCACCTGAAGAACAACAAGAAGTAATTGATAACTTTAACAATGTATATTGGGAAGTTCATGTTGGCATGAGAGTAGTAAAAGATGAAGAATCCGCTTAGTACTGCTGAGTTCTTTGCTGAAATAAAACAATTTGAAAAAGCAAAGATAGTATTAGATTTATTAAAGCCTTATGCACACTCAATAAAAGACATTGATAAATTAGGTATAATTTATGCTGATATCCGTGAATTCAATGATACATTAGAACTAGCACATAGAATATATGACTTGCTTCCGGATAATGTTAGTAAGTTTGATGCTAGAGTTAACATCATTAGGGCACACCTTAACCTAAATCAACCTGAACAAGCATTAGAATATATCTTGTTGAATGAACAAGAAAAACCAAAAGACCATCCAAATCAAATGGATAAAGCTATGGTATACTTTCTACTAAATCAAAAAGATGTGGGTGAAAAGATACTACGTACTATTCTTACACAACCTAGAAGTAGAGATGTTGACAATCGTGTAAAGTTNAATTTAGGTACATATGATTTAACTAATGGTAAGTTTAAAGATGGACTCAAACATGTATTGATGGATGGTAAACTATTAAATATATGGGAGACATATAACTTACCCATACCAAAATGGGACGGCAAAATATATCCAGGTAAAACTATATTACTTGCCTATGAAGCAGGAATTGGCGATGAATTAATTAATATTAGATTTCAAAAACACATACGTGATAGAGGTATGAACTGTGTTTGGTTTACTACTAGAAAAGATTTAGCGGAAGTTTTTGTACGTAACGGATATAATGTCATTACAGATTTAAAAGATATAAAATCTGATTGGATGTGGACATATTCAATGGAAACTCCGGTATGGCTTGATATAGATTATAAAGATTTGTGGTATGGTTCATATTTAAAAGCGGAAGGCACAAAAGATAAGTTACCTGGAGATTTTAAGATAGGCATTAAGTATAGTGGTAATTTAAAATATGACCAAGACTTACACAGAACAGTACCAGAAGATTTAATGATAAATTGTATGCCAAAAAATGCTACATTATATTCATTTCAAGTGTATGATGATATAGAGTTTTCTAGTGATAGAGTTATACCACTAAGAGATAAAATAAAATCTTGGGATGATACATTAAATTATCTAGACCAAATGGATTTAGTTGTATCAAGTTGTACATCATTGCCTCATGCGGCTTCAGCAATGGGTAAAGAAACAATAGTAATAGTTCCAATTCTTAATTACTATACGTGGGCTTATACCAATAAATATAGCGCATGGTATGGAAAATCTACCACAATACTAAGACAACAAGAATATGATAATTGGAATGCTCCATTTAAAGAGTTAAAGGTTTTATTAAATGACAAGAATATATGATATCATTAACATTAATTTAACTTCTGTTACACACAATGTGGAATTCGCAGATGTTCCTTGTGGTACTTGTGCTAGATGTTGTGAGACACTTGCACCATTTCTTACTAAAGAAGAAGTTAGTGCTGGTAAATATCCTATCAGTTTAATAATACCGTCAGTTGATGATAGATTACAAAATAGGGATTGCGGACCAATTGTAACAGTATTTAAAAATAGTACTGGTGGATGTTCATTATTGATTAATGGACTATGCACAGTATATGATGACAGGCCTCAAGCCTGTAGACAGTTTGATTGCCGTAAAGGACATCATCCTAAATTAGTTGAATTTGCTAAACAAAAATTTGGAGAATAATATGAAACGTATTTTAATAATGGGATTACCAGGTTCAGGAAAAACATATTTGGCTGAGAGATTGAAAAAACAACTTGAAGATATTGCAAAACCTATTACAGAGAATTCTTTGATACCATTTACCGATTCCAAAACTAAAGTGGCTTGGTTGAATGCTGATGATGTACGTAAGAAATATAATGATTGGGACTTTAGTACAGAAGGTCGTATTCGTCAGAGTCACCGTATGCGGGAACTTGCTGATAGTATGCCGGACATGGATTATGTAATCTGTGATTTTGTTGCACCATTAGTTGAGATGCGTAATAACTTCAAAGCAGACTGGACTATTTGGATGGATACAATCCGTGAAGGTCGATACGCAGATACCAATAAGGCATTCGTAGAACCAGATGTTTATGATTTCCGTATCATAGAACAGAATGCAGAAAAATGGAGTGAATTTATCTGCGAACACATACAAGAAGATAGACGTAGACCTGTATTTGATTGGAAAAAAGAAACAATACAGATGTTGGGTCGTTGGCAACCATGGCATGATGGTCACAGAGCTCTATTTGATAAATTAATCAAACGCACTGGACAAGTTGTCATTCAAGTCCGTGATGTACAAGGTTGGCAAGGAAGTAATCCATTTGTAATTGAACAAGTTAAAAGTTTTATTCGTAGAGATTTGGATCCTTTATTTCAAGGTCAATATGAAATTCAAGTGGTACCAAATATTGTACACATTGGGTGGGGTCGTGGTGTTGGTTATACGGCAGGTGAAGAATCTTTTGACGAATCTATTACAAGTATTAGTGCCACGAATATAAGAAAAAGTCTAGGAATATGAGTGGTGCCGCTGAAAGATTCCTAAATATATTTAATGTAAAGATAGATCCGCAACAGGTTTAAGACAAAAATGACAACAAAAATACAACCAACGAATATTGACCAAACATTGAATTATTCAATGAACCAAATCTTAGCCAATACGGTTTTGGTTAATGGTACAGATTTGTTGATGTATGCCAATGCAGCATTCCTACAAGCTAATACAGCTATCAGTTCTGTCAATGGCGGTAGTTTCTAAATAATTATTCACATAAATAACAACATAACAAACAAAATAGTTCTTAAACTATTATCATAAAGGAAGTAGAATGACAGTTATTCAGTTAAAATTTTCCGAAAGTACCTCAACACCAGCATCGCTGAATGTTGCAGAACCAGCGTATTCAAATACTTCCAATAAGTTCTTTATTGGTGGAACCAATGGTGCTCCAATTGCCATTGGTGGTAAATATTATACCGACATCATTGATGCGGCCACGAATGCAAATACTGCGTCTACACTAGTTAAAAGAGATGCATCTGGTATGTTTTCTGCAACTGCCGTTAGAGCATCCTTGTTTGGAAATGCAAATACTGCTGCCACATGGCAAACGGCAAGACTAATTGGTGTTGAAGGTGATGCAACCGGTCAAATTTCAGTAGATGGTTCCGCAAATGCAAACGTTCCTTTAACACTTGCAGCATCCGGTGTTACTTCCGGTATTTACGGTGGCGGTGGCCAATCTGTTGCAATTACAATTGATAGTAAAGGTCGTATTACTTCTGCTTCCAACGTTGCATTAGGTTCATCTACAATTAATGCTGCTGCAAATAGTGGTACAGGTTCATTCTCAACTGGTGGTACACTAACACTTGCTGGTTCAACCGGTGGTGGTATTACAACAACATATGCCGATGCAACTGACACATTTGCTTTTGCAGTTGATTCTACTGTTGTTCGCACATCTGGTGCTCAAGCAATTACAGGCGACTTGTCTGTTACTGGTGACTTTACAGTAACCGGTACAACCACAACAGTCAATACTTCAACAGTAACAACAACCGATTCTTTAATCAAACTTGCAACTAATAATACAGTTGGTGACATTGTTGATATCGGTTTCTACGGTTCTTCAAATACTGGTTCTTCTGTTAAATATCACGGTCTTATTCGTGAAGGTTCTGGTGGTACTAATGCTAGTGCGTTCTACTTGTTCAAAGATTTGGCAACAGACCCAACAGGTAACGTAGTATCGTATGGAGGCCTTACAAAAGCAGATTTGTATGCCAATATTAAAGGTGGTGAAATTTCTGGTCTTACTTCTGCGATTGCAGTTGCAGACGGCGGTACTGGTGCAGGTACATTCACTGGTGGTGGAATTATCATTGGTAATGGCACAGGCGCATTACAGACTCTCACAAATAGCACTTATACTCTGACTGGTTCGTTGTCTACCGCTAAAACTATTTCATCACTTACTGTTGATGCATATGGCCGTGTAACAGCTGCAACTGGTTCTGACATTGCAATTGATACGGCTGCAATTACTTCGGGTACATTAGCTTACGCAAGAGGCGGTACTGGTTCAACATCATACACAACAGGTACATTACTTGTTGCTGGTGCTACTGGATTGCTTTCATTAGCCAATTCAAGTTACACACTAACTGGTGCATTAAGTGCCGCTAAGACTATAACATCACTTACTGTTGATGCATATGGTCGTGTAACCGCTGCAACTGGTGCTGATATTTCAATTGATACTTCTCAATTGGGTTCTGGTACAATTGCTGATGCAAGAATGCCGACCAAAGGTACCGCAGGTTCTTATGGTAGTTCCTCTTATGTTCCAGTAATTACTACTGATGCATATGGCCGTGTAACAGGAGTATCCAATACACAGATTTCGATTGACACATCACAAATTACTTCGGGCACCTTAGGTATCGTAAGAGGTGGTACAGGTGTTTCATCGTTCACTGCTAATAGTGTTGTTCTATCTGGTATAACAGCAGGTTCTGCTCTCGTATCTTTGAATTCATCGACTGAAGGTCATTTTTTACAAATCAATTCTGCTGGAGTTCCAGTATTTGCTTTCATTAACGGTGGAAGTTTCTAATATATATAATTAATACAGTATGAAAGGGTTATATTATGTCCGATGCAAATTTTATCAATGCTTACAATGAGGTAGTATTAGAAAATTTAAATGCAATAATGAAACAGAATTTTATGTTTCAAACGCAAATAAAATTCCTTGAACAGCGAGTAAATGACATTCCAGAAATGGAAAAGAAACTCGCTGATTTTGAAAAAAACAAATCTGTTGAATTGAAAGAATTGGTAAATACAACAGGTGACTTTGAAAGAAGGTTATCCGAAACATCAGCTGGTTTTGAAAAAAAGTTATCTGATAAACAAGACCAATACAATCATTTGATGGATGAAAAGAATAGTTTAACTGGTGAAGTTCGTTCTTTGAGAGAAGAATTTAATATTAAAAACCAAAGCAATGTTGCTATTGAAAATGACAAACATCGTTTACAAACTGCGGTAAATCAACAAGCAGGTGAAATTGAAAACTTAAAAAATACAATTGGATCGTTGGAAAAAGAAATCGATTCTCAAAAAAAATACAATTCACAGTTGGAAGACATGTTGCCAAATTCAAAAAAGAAAAAACTAAGTATTGATGTACCAGAAGAAACACCAAAAGTAGAGGTCAAAAAAGAAAAAACTGCCCTTAATAATGTAACACCATTGAATTTCGAATTGGCCGGCGGAACTTTCTAAAATGGCTAACACAGTAATTGCGTTACGCAGTTCTGGTGTTAGTGGTAATACTCCATCACTAGGCGTTTTAGCTAACGGCGAGTTATCACTTAACTTCGCTGATGGAATAGTATACTATAAAAGTTCTTCAAATACTCTTGGTTCAATCAGAACCACATCAGTCTCAGGTTTAACCACAGAAGTCCAGTTTAATGATGCTGGTTCTTTTGGTGCAAACTCAAACTTTACCTTCAATAAAACTCTTGCAACACTTAATGTAAAAAACATTAATGTTTCAACCGATCTTACTGCAAGTGCACTTGCAACTTCGCAATACATTCAATTCTCAGATGGTTCAAAACAATATACTGCCAATGCAGGTTCAGGCAGTTCAAGTGATACATTTGCAAGAACACAATCAAACAGTGCCTTTGATCAAGCAAATGCAGCCTTCAATAAAGCAAACACACTCACAACAACTACTGGATACACTACTGGATACGTTGATGCGTTTACTGCTAATGGTGTAACGACAACATTCACTTTATCTACAACTCCAGTAAGTGCTAATACAACTTTTGTGGCTGTTCAAGGTGTCCTACAACCAAAATCAACATATAGTTTAACTGGAAATATATTAACATTTGATTCTATTCCACCAAATACTGCTATAGTTGAAGTTACAACTTTGATAACTGCTGCTAGCGATCCAAGTTATGCTTTTGCTGCGGCTAACTCAGCAGGTTTATATGCTAATTCTGCCTTCTTAGCAGCCAATAATGCTTCAGATTCTTGGGTAAGAAACCAAGCGAACGCTGCGTTTGGTACGGCGAACTCAGCAGCATCGTATGCCAACTCGGCATTTGCAGCAGCCAATACAGGTTCAATAACATGGTACATTGTAAGTACAAATACTACAATGGTAGCACGCAGTGGATATTTTGTTAATACAACTGGTGGTATCATCTCAATGACATTACCAACGAGTGCAACACTAGGTGACACTATTCGTATCAATGATTTGGCTGGAACATTTGGTACAAACAATTTAACAGTATCAAGAAATGGACATAATATCCAAGGTACTGCTGCAGATTTAATAGTAAGTGTAAATCAAAGTAGTTTTGGTTTAGTGTACAGTAATAGTACATACGGTTGGAAATTAATGGAGCTTTAATGGCAACAACAAATTTAACGAATTTAAAAGCAAATGCTTTTACTGATGTTGTAAGTACAATTGTAAATACAACTAATATTATATCTACAACTCCAAAAGTTACAAGTATCACTTATCCAGGAGATGATACTGCGGCTAATACAGGTGGTGGACAAACAGTCACATTAACTGGAACAGGATTTAATTCAGGTGCTTCGATTCTTATCAATTCTACATACGCTAGTGTTGTAACAGTAGTTAGTAATACAAGTATAACATTCACTGCACCAGCACAAAATGCTGGTACTTACACTCTGTATGTTATTAATACTGATGGAGGTACTGCTATCTCTATTCCAGGTATTAGTTATAGTGGAACACCAACATGGACAACTGCGGCTGGTACTTTAGGAACAAGTTACGAAACTGTTGCAATCAGTAACAGTTTGACTGCAACTGGTGATGCAACAATCAGTTATAGTTTATTCTCAGGTACTTTGCCACCAGGAAGTTCATTGAATTCTTCAACTGGTTTATTATCCGGAACATCACAAGCAACAGCCAGTTCCACAACTTATAACTTTACAATTCGTGCTACCGATGGACAAAATCAGGACACAGATAGAGCATTTAGTATTACCATAAATCCAGATGTTGTAAGTTGGAGTTCTCCTGCGGATAATTCCAGCACTTCTGTGTATGAATATGCTACAATAACACCAGTCACACTAGCCGCTTCTAGTGCAGCAGGTAAATCTATTACTTTTACAGCAAATTCTTTACCAACAGGTGTAACTATAAGTGGTAATACAATTTCTGGAACACCAACTGTAATTGCTAATACGTTTACACAAGTTACTGCTAATTCAGCAAACACTTTCAAAACAGCCACTAAAAATATTAGTTTCATTGTTAATCCGGATGTAGTTACTTGGAGTTCACCTGCTGATGGAACAAGTACTGCGTTGTCGACAGGCGCAGTAATGTCAAATGTCACATTGAGTGCCACTTCGGCTGCTGGTAAAAGTATTACTTATACAGCAAACACATTACCGACTGGAGTAACTATTACCGGTGCAGTAGTTAACGGTACACCAACTGTTGATGGTACTACTAATAGTTTGATTACAGCAACAGCTACAACAACAAATCGTACTGCAACCAGAAACTTTACATGGGTAGTTAGTGTTGCTAACGATATTTATTTTAAGAACACTACATTGTTATTGAACGGAGAGACAACTGTTAATACTTTCATTAAAGATGCAAGTAATAATAATTTTGGATTAACTATTAACGGTGATACTAGACCAACTTTGTTTAATCCATATCGAGGTGATGATGGTTACTATAGTAATTTCTTTGATGGTACGGGCGATTATTTAACTGCACCGGCTAGTACTGCCTGGAATTTTACTGGCGACTGGACATTTGAGTGTTGGATATACCCAACTGCAATCACAGGATATCATACATTCTTGGGTCAATGGGGAGCTCCAGACACCGTATTCATTTGGAAAATGAATAGTTCAGGTAGAATGTATTTGGAAAATCAAAGCACAGCTATAACCGCAACTACAACAACTATTGTGGTTAATAAATGGCAACATATTGCATTGACCAGAAGTAGTAATACAATACGCATGTTTGTGGATGGGGTAGTAGATTCAACTACTGCATCACGATCTGGTACATATTATTCATCTGGTGCAATGTATGTGGGTGCTTCGGCAGTTGCTGAAGCGTTTAATGGATATATCAACAGTATGAGAATACTTAAAGGTACTGCATTATATACTACTACATTCACACCAAGCACAACACCATTAACAGCAATAGCAAATACAAGTTTATTGACTTGTCAAAGTAATAGGTTAATTGATAACTCAACTAACAATTTTGCAATCACTAAAGTAGGTGATACAACAATATCACCCAACATCCCATTCACTGCAAACAGTAGTTACAGTACTTATGGTAGTACATACTTTGATGGTACCGGTGATTATCTATCGCTATCGTCTGCTATAGTGCCGGCTACAGGTAATTTCACTATTGAATTTTGGATTTATAGCTTGACCAATGCAGGCTCAGCCCAACGTGCAGTTTATGCTCAATGGGTCACTGGTGAAAGTGGTCGATTTATGTTCGGTCTAGACCAAACTTCCTCTTCTAGAATTTGGCTACATTATAATGGTACAGACTACGTTGGAACGACTAATGGCATACTTCCTAATACTTGGGCACATCTTGCCTTAGTAAGAAACGGAGATGTATTCACTATGTATGTGAATGGTGTACTGAATTCCACTAACACCTTCGCAGGCGCATCATTGTATCAAGTTGCCGGTAACATTGGCGGTATGGGCGGCAGTTTTAATGTTAATGCACAAGTTAGCAACTTACGAATTGTAGTCGGAACTGCACTCTACACCGCTGCATTCACACCAAGCACAACACCACTAACTGCAATAGCAAACACAAGTTTACTAACACTGCAATATAACGGTGGTGCAACTAATCAAGGTATTATAGACAACAGTAATTTCAACAATATTATCACACGTAATGGTAACACAAGTCAAGGCACATTTAGTCCGTATAGTGTAACAGGTTGGAGTAATTACTTTGATGGTACTGGGGATTATTTAAGTATAGATACAAACACTGCTTTTGATTTATCAACAAGTGATTTTACAGTAGAATGTTGGGTATATTTCAATGGCTCCAATAATAGTAGAGGTTTTTTTGCAGCCGGTAATTCAAGTAGAAGTGGTATAGGATATCAGATATCAGCCTCTGGTATACTTCAATTTATTTATGGTAACGGGACGACCTGTACTTTCGTCGCCGGTACAAATGCTTTACAATTGAATACATGGATTCACGTTGTTACTTCTAGAGTTGGATCTAATGCTAGAGTTTATATTAATGGTACTTTGGAAATAACAGTTACATCATCTAATTTTGGCGCCGGATCATATTCGTGTTTTGTCGGAATTGGTTACGGAATAAATGCTGGCAATTTAACTCTTGGATCACCAATCAACGGATACATTTCTAATCTTCGTATTATCAAAGGAACTGCATTATACACAGCAACCTTTACCCCACCAACAACACCACTAACAGCAATTGCAAACACGCAACTATTAACCTGTCAAAGTAATAGATTTATTGATAATAGCTCAAATAACCTTGCTCTTACTAGAACCGGCGATGTTTCAGTTCAAGCCTTTGGTCCATTCGGTAGTATACCTGAAGCAACGCCTATTAGTTATAGCAATTACTTTGATGGTAGTGGGGACACGTTAACTATACCATCTCCGACTACCGGCTTTTCTTTAGGTACAGGAGAATTTACAATTGAAATGTGGATTTATAAAACGTCTGCGGTTAATGCCGTTTTAGTAGATGCAAGAAGTGCAGCATCCGGATTGCCTTGGGTCATTGCTATAGACGCTAGTAATTTCCCTTATTTGTATGACAATACCGTTTATGCTTCAACTGTGGCTGTTACCTTAAATTCGTGGAGTCATGTGGCAGTAGTAAGAACTTCAGGAGTTTTAAAAATATTTGTTAATGGGGTACAAGGATACTCCGCATCGTATAGTGCGAATTTAGACAGAACTGCTGGATTAGTTATCGGTGATACTGTTCATGCAGCTGCGCCTATGTTAGGATATATTTCTAATTTGCGTATAGTTAAAGGCACAGCAGTCTACACAACAGCATTCACCCCACCTACAACGCCATTAACAGCAATAGCAAACACAAGTTTATTAACCTGTCAATCAACTAGAATGATTGATAATAGTACTAATGCATTTACAATAACTGCTGTAGGTGATACTAAACCAAAACAACATAACCCATTCGGATACACCGCACAGAGTGCCGCAAGTTATACCCCAAGTTTACATGGTGGTAGTGCATACTTTGATGGTACTGGGGATTATTTAACTGTATCTGGATCAACTGTAGGTTTTGGCACAAATGCCTATACTATTGAATTTTGGATTTATCGCACGGCGGCAGGCGGATTAAGTAGATTGTTTGAACGTGGGACTGGCGGAACTGATTTTAGTATGGACTTGTCAACAGCAGGTGTGCTTACAATTAATAATAACACAGGTATTGCCGGTAGTACTTGTACAACATCAATACCTCTTAACACTTGGACTTACATTACCTTAGTAAGAACATCAACTTCTGCTAGTGGTACAGCTTGGTATATTAATGGAGTTGCTTCGGGAACATTTACACATAGCACAAACATAGCTTCGGGTGGAACTTTATCTATTACAACCGGTGGCTTAACCGGTTATCTGTCAAATTTACGTGTAACTAACGGTACTGCACTATACACCAGTAACTTTGTACCACCCGCACAAACATTAGGTAACTATTCTACAAGTGTTCCATCGCAACTATTGTTGAACTTCAATAACGGTGGTATAATGGACCAACATTCTACAAATGTACTAGAGACTGTGGGTAATGCACAATTAAGTACTGCGGTTAAGAAATATGGTAATGCTAGTATGTACTTTGACGGTACGGGAGATTATTTAAAAATACCATACTCACCATCATTTAATTTTGGGACAGGAAACTTTACTGTTGAAGGATGGATTTATTTAAACTCACTGGCTTCTAGTTATTATGTAATGGCCGGTACATACACTACAGGAACTACAGACGAATGGCTAATTCAAATTTCTAACGGAAACACGATTAGATTTTTGACTTCTGTGGGAACTTCTTTTTATTCCGCAACAATAACAACTAGCACTTGGTATCACATTGCCGCTGTTCGAAATGAGTCAACAATAACTTTATATGTAAATGGTACGAGCGTTGGTAGTTATACCAACTCCAATTCAATTGGTTCTGTATCTAAAGTTTTATACATTGGTGTTCAAAACATCAGCACTTGGCCAATGAATGGTTACATAGACGACCTAAGAATCACAAAAGGATATGCCCGATATACAACAACATTTACACCACCTACAAGTGCATTATTAACCTATTAATACATCTACCATAAATATGGAATAATAACCAAAAAGAAAAATGTCATTATTAAAGATAAAACCATTTATTATAGATGATACAACAGCAAGTGATGCTTTTGTACAAGCTAACGCTGCGTTTGGTACGGCTAACTCAGCTGCCTTATATGCTAACGCTGCATTCACTGCGGCTAATAATGCTTCCGATTCATGGGTTCGTAATCAAGCCAACTTGGCATTTGGTACTGCAAACTCCGGTTCATCTTACGCCAACTCAGCTTTCACGGCAGCTAACACAGCAGATGGTAAGTCAGTCACGGCTGGTTCATATGCTAACTCAGCATTTGCTACGGCTAACTCAGCTGCCTTATATGCTAACGCTGCCTTCTTGGCAGCAAACAATGCTCTAGATTCGTGGGTCAGAGGTCAAGCTAATGCTGCATTTGATACAGCCAATTCTGCTGCGTCATATGCTAACGCTGCGTTTACAGCAGCTAACTCAAAATTTAATTCATCTGGTGGTACAATCTCAGGTGATACAGTTGTTACAGGCAACTTAACAGTAACAGGTACAAGATTTTATGCTAATACAATCAATTCAACTGTTCAAGATAACATCATTACATTAAATTCTAATGTAACAGGTGTACCAACACAAGATGCTGGTATAGAAATCAACCGTGGCAGTTCAACAAACACATCCATTGTATGGAAAGAATCGGTAAACTCGTGGCAGTTCACTAATGATGGCACAAACTATAGTAACATAGCAGCTTCATCAGCGGAGTCATATGCGAACTCAGCATTTACAGCAGCCAATACGGCTGATGGTAAAGCAACAAGTGCTGGTAGTTATGCCAACTCTGCTTTTGGTACGGCTAACTCAGCTGCTCTGTATGCTAATGCGGCTTTTACTGCCGCTAATAATGCTTCCGATTCATGGGTTCGTAATCAAGCGAATGGTGCCTTCATACAAGCTAATGCGGCCTTTGCAGCAGCCAATAATGCTAATAGTGCCGGTAATGAACTTNATTATAATACATTTACTGGTGATGGTACAACAACAGGATTTACATTAACGGCTTCTCCATTAGATGTCAGTTACACACTCGTTAACATTGATGGTGTATTTCAATTAAAATCTGCTTATACGATTTCTGGAAATACTATTTCATTTACTGGTGCACCAACCAACAGTTCAATAATAGATGTAACGTCTTTTGCAAACATAGCACTAAATACAACAATTGATACGGCCGCTAGACAAACAGGTAATTCGGCATTACTAGCAGCCAGTACACCACAAGCGATTGCTAACTCAGCAGCATTGTATGCTAACGGGGCCTTCTTACAAGCCAATGCGGCATTCACGGCAGCCAACAATGCTTTAGATTCTTGGGTAAGAAACCAAGCCAATGCTGCTTTCATTCAAGCCAATGCCGTATTCACACAATCAAATACATATGTTTGGCCAGCAGCTAACGCAGCATTTATACAAGCTAATGCGGCCTTTACTGCAGCAAACAATGCATCAGATTCTTGGGTAAGAAACCAAGCCAATGCTGCTTTCATACAAGCCAATGCGGCCTTTACTGCAGCAAATTCTGCTGGCGGTGGTTTAAGTACACCCACAGTTACTGGTGTAACACAAGCTAATGAAGTAACAACACAAACATTTACAATCACAAATTATAATCAAGCTTACGCATACATAATTAGTACAACTGATGGTTCAGTATCTCAAACAGCAAATACCGTATATTGGACGATGCCGGCTGTTACTACAAACACAACACATTATATGACAACACAAAGTGTTTATACAGGTGTAACTTCTTTAGTTGGTACAAATACCGTTTTAGTTGTTAATCTAAATATAACAGACACAGCTATTGTTGTGACAGATTTCTCCACCTCTTATGCAAATACGGTTTATGGATGGGTAGTACCATGAAAGCAAAAGCAAACGCCATTTTTATCAGCAGCATCTACAACCAAGATGTAGCTGATACCAATTGGAACGAATATCAAACAATTATTACTGCAAATAGTGTAAATGAATTAACCATAAGAACAAGCGATACAACAGCAAATGTTTTATCTGTAACAAGTAATTATTCTGGTTTAGTTACGGGTTCAAAGATTTATGTTAGTAACAATGGTACCACTTTGATTGGTGCAAATATTGGTGTTATAACTTCAGGAACAGTTAAATCAAATACTTCAACTAAGTTAATAGATTCGACAAGAAGTGCATCTTCAGGTAATACAATTTATAATACTGCTGGATCTACATATGCATCTTCTCATTTCATGAGACCTGATGGAAAATTTTTGTGGATTTGTGGTGGTGATGGTGTCATAAGAGAATATAGATTAAATGTTCCTAACAATCTTGCTTCAGGTGCAGCAACTGGTAAAACAATTGGTGCATACAACTCAAATGTATTGGCTTCAGCTTTCTGTTTTAGTTATGACGGAAAATATCTTTTTAGATATGTTAATCAGCTGAACGCTGCTGCTGCTACAGGTGAATCTATAGTTAGATTTACTTTAATTACACCATGGGATATTTCAACATTAGGTACCAATGTTCAATCTAGAATAATGAAGAACGGTAGTGGCGGCAATGGTTATAACTACGCTAAATCCATGAGAATTTCGAGAGACGGTACAACAATATTGGTATGGTCTTATGACGGAACTACCGCTGGTTGCAAGAACGTACTAGCTGTACCATTTGATGTAACAAGCTACGTAGCAGCTTCGAGTTATAACTACACTCCTACCGGTATTTCTGGTCCTGCGACTTACGATGTTTCAGAAGATGGAAAAACTTGGTATGCTTGGACATATAGTTCAACCTATGTAGTCAATCTGTATCAAGGATCTTTTTCGCCGGCTTGGGAACTCAACACATTATCGGTTGCTAAAACAATTCCTTTAAGTTTCTCAAGCGGAGCACAGGGCACATCATCAGCTAGCTACGGACCAGTAGGTATTATGAGTGCAGACGGAAAAACAACTGGTGTGATTCTACCAATAGGGACACCCAGTTCAGTTGGAATCGTAACATTTAACTTAGACACTCAAGGTGGAGACGCAGCAAAGAGTTACAATATTGATGTTACTAGTTTTGGTATGGCCGCTTCTGCAAACAGAGCATTTTTATCGGAACCAAGTGTTTATGTTGCTGCAACCAGAAGTGCAAATACCGCAAGAACTTGGTCATATCAAATAGAATTAGATACAGATACAGCAGCAAACACCACAACAGCAGTTGTAGGTATAGATGGAACAGGTGTGTTGGCTGCCAATGACACTGTTTTATTAAATGGAACAACTTCAGTAACATTAAGTTCTGTTGTAGAAACAGCAAATGGTTTATCATGGAAAGATCCTGCTGGATCAACCGATTATATTAAATATTTTTCAAAAAATTACCAAACATTAAATTCTACCTCTGTTACAGATTATTCAAATGCGGCAAACATGGCCATGAGATTTTCAAACAATGGTAGTTATTTTTATATTATTGGAAATTCTACTGCTGTTTATGGATCAGGTGTTTATCAGTATGTGATGACAACACCATGGGATGTTAGTACATCAAAATTTTTAAATTTTTGTCCAATAGGAATGTATACTGCTGGAAGTACTGCTAGTGGGTATTATAATGCTAGTTACACTTTTATTCATGGATTTGATATTGATCCTAATGGTAATAGATTTTTTATTTTTTGGGGCGCAACAACCGCATCAACGCAGGCATATCAATATAATTTATCAAAACCACACGATTTAAATTCTATAACATCAGTTAATGGCCCCTATACTTTTACTCCACCAAGTGTTGCAGCGTCGGTTCAGGCTATCGCCGTGGCCAGATTCAATAGAACAGGTACACAAATTTTAGTATTGGAAACATATGACACAAACGGAGCGTACTATAGTTCAGTTTTAACATTAGGTACTCCATGGGATATTTCATCGGTAACAAATTGGAATCCATCATCAACGGTTCAAACTAACATTGGGGCTAAGGCGCCATGGATAGATGGTTGTTTTACACCAAACGGCGATAATTTTTTAAAATTAGGCCAAGGTTCAACTTACACAAATTCATATTTAACTATGCAACCGGCCACATCAGCAAACAACTCTTGGATTAGTTTTGTTTTCAACACACATTCCACGTCTGTGACCAACGTTGCTAGTTATCCTGCCGGTACTATTACTGCTGCATCAACTCAATCTAGAAGTTTGGATATATCTCCAGATGGAACAAATTTGTATATTTTACTGGCTAGTGGTGCAATATATCAATTTAGTACAAGATTAAAACCATTAACTAAATATGTTATAACATATCCAGCTCAAGCATCTGCACCAACAAGTGTTTATTTGCCTGATCCTAGTGTAAAACAAACATTTACTCCATCACTAGATAATGCAAATAGTACATTAAATTTTACTAGTTCATTTGTTTCTGCCAATTCTCGTGCGATACAGTTTAAAATTACTGATGCACCGATAGATACCGAAATAACTCAAGTAAGAATTAACCTAAACAAGTCACAATAATGTTAACAAGTAAAACTGTTCAAATCCAACCTCAGATGTTTAAGAAAGTTTTTACTTTCTATGATGATATTATTCAAGGTTATAAAGCTGAAAAAACCGAAATAATAAACAATTCTACCGTAGAATTTAATGGTTGGTTATTTGATTCCGATGAAAAGAGTATAGGTAGAATGTCTAGGTATCTACAAATATCTTCTATTGGAATGTTACAAGACCAATCGAATGGTATGACAACAAGTAATGCGTGGCAAAAACATTTTATTGATAACAAAATTCAATGGAAATTAAATGATAATACCATACAAGAAATTAATATTGAACAATTATTTGAAGTTTACACTACATGTGTTCACAATATGTCTAACAACTGGTTAAAATAATAAGTAACAAAGCAGATGAATAAGAGAAAAAATACATCACTAAATACCTAATTAAAGGAGATTTAGTAATGTCCATAGTACGAACAAGAGCACAATTCAAAGATTATTGTTTACGCAAACTAGGTTTTCCAGTCATTGACATTAACGTAGACGATGACCAAGTGGAAGACAGAATTGATGATGCTCTACAATATTGGCATGATTACCATTTTGATGGTTTACAAAAAGTATATTACATCAAAAAAACAACTCAAACAGATATTAATAATAAATATCTAGATTTAACCGAAGCCAAAGATGCATCTAATAATGCATTGGAAATTGTCGGTGTTACCCGTATTTTTCCAATATCAGATTCATTGTCTCAAGTTAATATGTTTGACTTGAGATACCAGTTACGTTTAAACGAATTGTATGACTTCACCTCGGCGTCCTACATCAATTATACTTTGACACAACAACATCTACGTTCTCTTGAATTGATGTTCACCGGTGAAGTTCCTATTCGTTTCCAAAGGCATATGCAGAAGCTGTTCATTGATTGGTCTTGGGGTGCATCTGAAGCTCCATTGGGTACCACAGTTATTGCGGAATGTTATGCCGTAATAAACGCTGATGTATATGGCAGAGTATGGGAAGACCGTTGGTTAAAAGAATATTCATCCAACCTTATCAAAATACAATGGGGCGCCAACCTTAAAAAGTTTGGTGGCATCCAATTACCTGGTGGAGTGGTATTAAATGGTGATAAAATATTTGATGAGGGTATGAGTGAGAAAACAAGATTAGAAACCGAGATGATTGCCAATTATGGTGGTCCTTTGGAATGGTACATGAATTAATATGGCTACATCGCAGTATTTTAATAACTATAATGCTCTCAGTGAACAGAGAGTAGTAGAAGATTTAATTGTCGAATCCATTAAGATTATGGGTTTTGATGGAATGTATCTTCCAAATGACAACGACCAAGCCAGAGATTTGTTGTACGGAGAAGATCCAGTTAAGAAATTTAACACGGCATTTCCTGTTGAATTTTATTTATCTAATGTATTAGAATATGGTGGNGAAAGAGAATTCTTTTCTAAATTTGGCCTTGAAATTAAAAACAATGTTAGTGTTATTCTTTCAAAACGATCTTTCTCACAAAGAGTTCCTCAAAANACATTTACACGACCACGGGAAGGTGATTTGGTGTATGTTCCATTCCTTAATGGTACAGGTGAACTATTTGAAATTAAGTTTGTTAATCAAACTAAAGACTTCTTTTCATTAGGTCGTAAGATTCCATTTTTCTATGAATTGGAAATGGAGAAATTCAAATANTCACAAGAAGTTATTGATACTGGTGTACCAGATATTGATATTGTGGTTGACAATTCAGCATANACAATTGATTTNCGTATGAGAGCCAATAGTGGTTCAGGAATATATCTGAGTAAAGAACTTGTGTTCCGTTCTCCAGATAATACACAAGCAAATGCAACNGTTGTTGGTACNGTTTCTAATTGGGATACAACAAATAGAATACTATCGGTAACCAATATTGCAGGTGAGTTTGCAAATAATTCATTGGTCATTGGTGCAACAAGTAATGCACAATATACAATAACATCATTTGATCCGTTGTCTGTTGAATTGAATAATGAAAAATATGACAACCTATACATTCAACAGCAAGCAAATTCTATTACTGATTTTAGTGAAACAAATCCTTTTGGTAACATTTAATGGCAAACATATTCTATAATCGTATCATTCGAAAATTGGTTGTTGGTTTTGGCAACTTGTTTAATGAAATAACAATGGTCAGATACAATTCAAACTTGACTGAAGCTGAACGGTTTATTGTACCAATTGCATATGCAGCCAAAGAACATTATGTGTTAAGATTGGAAGAAGATTTTAATTTGGACAAAAAAGTTCAAATAACTTTACCAAGATTGTCATTTGAGATGACTGGTTTGCAATATGATGCAAGCAGAAAACAAAATACAAACATAAGAAATTATGCAGCATCAACTGGTAATACGGT